TTCTATTGGGATCATTGGTCTCGCACTCAATCTTCGTGCTTATGATTTTGTCTCTCAGGAGATTAGAGCAGCAGAGGATCCAGAGTTTGAAACTTTCTATACGAAAAACATCCTCCTCAATGAAGGACTCCGTGCCTGGATGGCTCCTGTAGATCAACCACACGAAAACTTTGTTTTTCCTGAAGAAGTATTGCCAAGAGGCAACGCTCTGTGATATACTGGGGGTCGAAAGACCCTCTTTTTTTATGGAAATATTAATTTACACGTCTATAGGATGCAAATGGTGTGATAGAGTAAAGGAGTTAATGCAACGAGCAGAAGTTGAATACAAAGAAGTTGTATGGAATCAACTTCCTGGTGAAATTCAAGAGAAACTTCAAGAAGAGCATCCTTATTTGGTTGCTTTTCCTGCTGTGTTCATAGATGAAAAATATGTTGGAGGTGTTGTTGAAACTGCTAAACTATTTCTAGAAAAAGGTTTAGTATCATCTAAAAAAAATGAAAGATCTTAAAATAAATAAAGGCATGGAGCTCATGCTTAGGGGGGCTAAACAGAAGGAAGAAGAAGAGAAACCTCCCTCAAGAGGTTTTGCTATTACAAAGTTTTTTACCCTCCTGAAGAGAAGAGTCTACTTCAACTTAGAACTTTGGTGGGACAAGGAAAGTTAGAGTTCGGAGTTGAACCATGACACAAGCAACAGTCGTTTACTTCTCAGCAACAGTTTCGTTTATTTTTCTCTGCGTTGGTGTGATTGCTGGTTGGACAGCAAACGAAAAGTTACACGAGTTCATGTATGGGAGAGCGGAACAGGATAACATTCACCCAGAGATGCTGGATGACGAAGGTTATCTTATCAACGAAGAACTATTGTCAGTCCGATTCATAGATGAGGACGACGAAGATTACGACGACTAAATACACATACGATATCAATTAGGTTATGCAATTATTACTTCATGAAGTGCTGCAAAAAGTTAGCAACGCTAAAACAAAAGCAGAAAAGATCAAACTTCTACAGCAACATAACACTCCAGCACTCAGACAAATTCTGATTGCTAATTTTGATGAGAGTGTTGTATCAATGCTTCCAGATGGTGACGTGCCTTACAATGCCAATGAAGCACCAGAAGATACAGAACATACGAAACTAGTACATGAGTATCGTAAGCTCTATCTGTTCTTCAAGGGTGGTGCCAACATCTCTCAGACTCGTCGTGAAAGCCTCTTCATTCAACTGCTAGAGGGACTCCACAAGGGCGAAGCAGAGGTTCTGTGTCTGATGAAGGACAAGGCAATTGGAAAGCGTTGGAAGATCACCAAGCAGTGTGTGGAAGAGGCATACCCAACTATTCAGTGGGGTGGTCGCAGTTGAATATTCTCCATCAGAATTGTGATCCCGAGTTAGCAAACGACAGGTCTTTACCTCACACTGCTTATCTTATAGAGTATGATGATGGAAATAAAGTTTGCTATGACATTGCTATATCTTCTAAGAAAGTAGAAATCTTTGATTATTATTGGGATAAGTATCGCAATGTAATCAGCATGAAACAATCAGAAGGTAGAGTGAATCCTAAAATCTGGCAAGACCCACGCAAGAAAAAGAAATGAACTCAGATCCACGAGGACAATGGTGTATTTTTTACACCAAGACAAAGGAAACCGTTTGGCATACGATGAAGCTACAACGTAGTGATGGTGTCCTCGTGTCTGCTAAAACTTACGATGAGGTTTTTAAGTTCGTAAAGTATCAAGATGCCTGGCAGTTTGCTAAAAATCTTATCACTGATGGACCAGAACCAAAGTATGATGCACAAGTAAAGAGAGTGTGTCGTGCTAGAGGAGATGCCTTCTACCTCTCAGGAAATTAAGATATTGTAAAGTGTATTTGATTTTACAATCTTTGTGATATAATTACTTATACGTTCATTCGCTATTTGCGGATAGCGAACGCAAGTAAGTCGCGGAACGGATCGTTCATCTATGGAAACACTCATCCTCACATGCTTACAGGCACGTCTTATTGTTGCTAGGGTCAATATTGCTGACCTATCACCACAACAAAAGAATGATTTAATCTGGGAAGTCAAACAAGTTTCCCCTAAGGAGTGTAAAATAGACGCAAACGACTGAAGGAACGGGGCAGCAATCCCATTTCTTTAGGAGTAACCCAATGGCTAAAGTCACATATCGTGGATGTCAGTATGATACTGAAACACCTAAGCAGGAGTTTCGTTCATGGCATCGTAAGGTAGATATCAGAGATCATGTTTATCGTGGTCAGCACTACTACCCAATTCAAACTATGGATGCTGACACTAAAGAGGCAATCTATCGTCTCTGAAGCGTACAACTTGCAAAGAAAGGGCACCTTGACGGGTGCCTTTTTTTGTGCTAATATTCTGACAGACGATGCCATACATATGGATAGAGACAAACTCAAACTCATCGTTAGAAATCTAAAATCTTTGGTAGATCTATTGGAGTCTGAAGTATATTCAGATCCCGAATCATATAAATTTGATAACAGAAAGGACAGATACTATCAAGATTTAGATGACGACGATGGATATGCAGATTAGAGAGAACCCTATGAGACTTAAAACAACTATCAAGGCAGCAAAGAAAGCAATTGAGCTTGCGGAAAAGAACCCGATGCTGTATAGTAATGAAGAGATCGCTTACATGAAACGAGCACTTCGCATGGCAAAAGAAGATCTCAAACGCAAACGTGAAAAGATGAGTAAAGGATTCAAGAATGAAGCAACAACATGGGTCAGTCAAACTAGTGTCAGTGACGCCACAGGCGGAACAGACGATGGGGTACGTAGCGAGGGTGAGCAACCCGAACAACCAGGAGAACCCTAACGTCGCTGGTCTGCTCAAGTATTGTATCAAGCATCAGCACTGGTCTGTGTTTGAGCAGGCACACATGACGCTAGAGATTGAAACCAATCGTGGTATCGCAGCTCAAATTTTGCGCCACCGTTCGTTTACATATCAAGAATTCTCCCAGCGTTATGCTGATAGTTCTTTGTTGGCAAATGAAATCCCTTTGTTTGATCTTCGCTCGCAAGATACTAAGAACCGTCAGAATTCTATTGATGACGTTGATGATTTCACCAAGCAACAACTTGAGATCACTATTCAGAAACACTTTGCTTCTGCCATGGATCTCTACAAGACTATGCTTGACAAGGGAATTGCAAAGGAATGTGCCCGTTTTGTATTGCCTCTGGCAACTCCAACTCGTATCTACATGACTGGCTCTGTGCGTTCATGGATCCACTATATAGATCTACGCAGTGCCCATGGCACTCAAAAAGAACACATGGATCTTGCTAATCAATGTAAGCAAGTGTTCGTAGAGCAATTCCCTATTTGTGCCGAAGCATTGGAGTGGAACTGATGGCAACATACCCTGTAATCAATACTAAAACTGGAGAACAAAAGGACGTTGTTATCAGCGTCCATGACTGGGATCAGTGGAAGATTGACAACCCAGAATGGCAGCGTGATTGGAGTGATCCATCTACCTGTCCTTCATCTGGAGAAGTTGGTGAATGGAGAGACAAGATGAGTAAAACTCACCCTGGTTTCCATGACATCATGAAGAATAAGATTGCTCCTCAGGCAGCAGTCAAAGGAAACAGAACTATTACCGACAAGTATCGTTAATCTTATGCCAGTACGAAAGAAGACACAGCACAAAGCACCAGGACAAGGTATGAGTGCGAAGCAACGTAAGCGTCGCAAGCCTATTGATGAGGCATACATGATCCCCATCGAACCTCTCACCCACAATCAACAAATTTTCTTTGATGAGTGGGATAAAGGTCAGATGATTTATGCCTATGGTGTAGCAGGAACAGGTAAGACGTTCGTTGCTCTCTATAAAGCACTCAAGGATGTATTGAATGAATACACACCTTACGAGAAGATCTATATTGTTCGCTCCTTGGTTGCTACTAGGGAGATTGGTTTCCTTCCTGGAGACCATGAAGATAAGTCTTCTCTCTATCAGATCCCATACAAGAACATGGTTCAGTCCATGTTTGAAATGCCTGATGACAACAGCTTCGAAATGCTGTATGATAACCTGAAGGCACAAGAAACCATCTCGTTCTGGAGTACCAGTTTCATTCGTGGCACCACTCTCGATAATTCTATTGTTATCGTAGATGAATGTCAGAACCTGAACTTCCACGAACTTGATAGTATCATCACTCGTGTCGGACAAGATACCAAGATCATTTTCTGCGGTGATGCTAATCAATCTGACTTGCAGAAAACAAATGAGCGTACAGGAATCTTAGACTTCCAACGCATTCTACAGAACATGGATGAGTTTAGTCTTATCGAATATGGTATCGAAGATATCGTTCGTTCTGGTCTTGTCAAGTCTTACATTATCAACAAAATCAATCTTGGTCTATGAAGTTGTTTAATCATGTGGGACTAGATCCTATCGAAATGTCTGCTGAAATGGTGGATGGCAAACGTGTTTACCTCACACCTACTGGAGATAAATTTCCATCTGTCACCACTGTGATTAGCAACAATAAAGAAAAGATGGCGGGCATTGCTCGCTGGAGAGAAAGAGTTGGGGTGGAGAAAGCAAATGCAATCTCCACTCGCTCTACAAATAGAGGAACAAAGTATCACTCTATCGTAGAAGACTACTTCAATAACAATCTTGATCTCAAAAAGTATAGTAAGTTCCCGCTTCCTGTCTTGATGTTCCAGCATTCTAGGGATGTTTTGGACCGCATAAATAACATATACTTACAGGAAGCGGCGCTCTATTCCAAACATTTGGAGTTAGCAGGACGTGTTGATTGTATCGCTGAGTTTGATGGCGTCTTATCTATCATTGACTTTAAGACAGCTGCCGAACCAAAGCGTGAAAAGTATCTCTATGATTATTTCGTTCAGGAAACTGCATACGCATGTATGCTTCAAGAACTTTACGGTCTGTCAGTAAAGCAGCTCGTAACAATCGTTGCTTGTGAAAACGGAGAAACTCAGGTCAAGGTGCTTCCACCTAAGAAAGAATATTTCATCAAACTGATGAGTTACATCGAAGAGTATCAAGAACGATATGGAGAAAAAACAATTATTAGAGGATAGATTTATGACCGCTGCGAAATTCTCGCAGGAAGTGGAAAAGATTGCACTACACAATCCAGATATGAATTATATTGATTCGGTTATCCACTACTGCGAACTGAATGAAATTGAAATAGATAGTGTAGGTAAGTTGATTAGCAAACCTCTAAAGGAAAAACTCCGTCATGAGGCACAGCAATTGAACTTCATGAAGAAAACCAGTCGTGCCAAGTTGATGCTAGTATGAGCTTCTTTCAATCTGAATTAGTCCGTGGTGACATCCAAGAGATGATGACACTACAGCAGTTCTGTTTTAGATCTGCTATGAATTTTGTTCTTCTTGATGACGAGAGGAAGTTAGAATACTTTGAGAAACTTGAGGAACTAATTGACAAACAAAAAACTTTTTACTTCCGTATTAAATTAAGTGACGATCCTGAGGCTGTCTCTGTACTAGAGACCATGAAGCAGGGTATCATTATGTTAGGTGCCACTCCTGGCACCACCGTTGAACAGATGTTTGACGAACTGCTGGAGAAGGTCCGAGTCATGAAGGACAGACTCCAAAGTGGCACAGAGGATTGACGCCCGACTCTGTGCCTGTTATAATGACTGAGTGATAGGGCATCACACAAACCAAATCCAAACTAATCCGAGAAAATCCTATGTCTTTTGCTGATCTTAAGCGTAAATCCCAGAACAACTTCTCTTTCCTTCAGAAAGAACTTGAGAAGTCATCCAGCGGTAAGAACGTTGATGAACGCTTCTGGAAGCCCGAGGTTGACGCTGCTGGTAACGGTTATGCCGTGATCCGTTTTCTGCCCGCTCCTGAAGGGGAGACGGTGCCCTGGGCAAAAGTGTATTCCCATGCCTTCCAAGGTCCTGGTGGGTGGTACATTGAAAACTCTCTCACCACTCTGAACGAGAAGGATCCCGTTGGTGAGATCAACCGCCGCCTGTGGAACAGCGGTAGTGATGAAGATAAAGAGACTGCTCGTAAGCAGAAGCGCAAGCTCCAGTATTACAGCAACATCTATGTCGTGAAGGATCCTAAGAACCCTGAGAACGAGGGTCGTGTGTTCCTCTACAAGTATGGCAAGAAGATCCATGATAAGATCCTTGCCGC